GTGCAGGGGCAATACCCCTTGAGGCTCTGTGCAGCGATGCAGTATCTTCTATGGACCAGTTGTACAGGTGAGAGGCCTGTAAACGTTCCCGGTGTCAAGGATTATCCATTGTGGGAGCCAAATTGCTGCCCCTGGTCGATAGTCCACGTCCACACGCCCTGGCGAAACCGGATTGTTTGCGTTTTTATTGCTGATGAGAAGAGAAGAAAATGTTTAAAGTTGTTTGTGATGGATTAGAAAAAAATTTTGCTGGACTGGATCTAGCAATGGCGCATGCCAAGTGGTTGAATAAGTTTGTTACCATCACTGGCAACGGATTTGAAGTTGTAGGAATTTTTGGAGTAGATGCTATTGCCGATGGTAAGTGTCCGGATGGTGTTGCTTACGATTGGAACAAAGCGTCACGCATAGGTCGCGTAAAGCGAGAACGAGTTTAATAACCCGCCCTAGAGTCAGAGATTCAATTTCTGAAGGTTAGCCAAAATTTTAGTAGACCAAAAACTAGAATATCAAGTATAATATATACTTGCACACACCAGCCCCGGTGGCGGAATTGGTAGACGCACCGGACTCAAAATCCGGCGGGAAACCGTGAGGGTTCGAGTCCCTCCCAGGGCACCAACATAAGAAAGTGTACTATGAAGAAGTTAGATCTAGAACAAGTCAAACAGTTTATTGACGCACAGACACCAGAGACCAAAATCTATCTGGGCTGCGACTCGGAACGACTGCGTGTCAACGGCGATTGGTATGCTGACTATGTTCTGGCCATTGTGGTACACATTAATGGCAACAACGGCTGCAAGATTTTTGGCGAAGTTCAACGTGAACGTGTTTGGGACGCCAAGCCAGGCAAACCTGCCATGCGACTCATGACCGAAGTATATAAAGTTTCCGAGCTGTATCTCAAGCTAGCCGAAGTTCTGGAAGACCGTCAAGTCGAAGTTCACTTGGATATCAACCCAGACGAACACTATGGATCTAGCTGTGTTATCAGCCAGGCTGTGGGCTATATCAAAGGCACTTGCAACGTGGTTCCGTTTGTGAAACCATACGCATTTGCTGCCAGTTATGCTGCCGACCGATTCAAAGGTCTTAGAGCAGCTTGACCAAAACACTAGGCAGGTAATGCTGTCTAGTGTATAATAAGTTTTTGCCAGCGTAGAAATACACTGGCCGGTAAGGTAAGAGTAGACGAGAACAGACCCGTTTGGCTTCATGCCAAGCTCTCAGCCTACAAAGCTGAAATTAACAATGGCAATCGTCTCGACAACGATCGTGCTTGTGTGCTCTGATTCTATAATACATTGCAATTTGATGATCAGAAATACACAGGCCCCTGTGCTTTGAATTTTGTTCTTTGCTAGTGACATCCTTCAACCCGATGTCAATGCATTTTGCACTGTCTGTTACTTGACTTTTATCTTACCACCCCTACCTTAAATATTGAAAGGCAACCAAATGAAAATTACTCTACGCAAAGCAAACGCACTGCAACTGGCCATTGGCGAGGCAGTAAAGAATATCAGCACCGAGACTGAGGTCAAGATCAACGAATTCCAGAACGGCGAAGCTGAAATTGCCCGTGTGGCTGCCGAGCTCAAAACAAACTTGTCACGCCGGGACCGATTGATGGACTCAATGTACGAGATCCGCAAGTCAGTGAGTGTTGCTAACTCCGCTGCTGGTGTCGATATCAAATTGGCCGATGTGGCTCAGTTTGAAAAGCAAGTGCAGTTCTACAATGGCTTGGCCAGCAAGAAGATTCGCGAAGACGCAGTTGTGGTTGCAGGCCAACTGAACAAACTGCGTGAAAGCAAAGACGACTCACGCCGTAGCATTTACGGTTACGCAACCACAGTTGATACCAGTGTGTTGACTGCTGAAGATCTCAAGAGCTTCCGAACAGAGGCTGCTGCTGCCAAGAAGGCCAAGCAGAAGCTGCAAGACGAACTGCTGGAAATCAACGTTCGCACTGAGATTGATGTTGCTGACGTGGACTTCTTGACCGCAGAAGGCTTGATCTAATCAACAACATGGCCCCCATCAGTTGCCGTTAAGGGACTGCTTGGGGGTTTTTCTTTGACCGCGTAATTGATTTTATCAATTATCATCATTGAAACAATCATTGAAAAAATCTGAGAATTTCGTTGATTTCATTGCTATATACTATTACAATACAAGCTAGTGGTAAACACTAATACATTTCATTTACACAGGAGAAAACATGAAAACAGTTGGCGATAAACTTGATGCATTCGTGGTCACCGGCGTTCGTCCCGGACAACCAGAAGATGCATTTTTTGACATCACGGAGAAAAGCTTTGAAGGCAAATGGAAAATTATCGTATACTATCCCAAGGACTTTACTTTTGTATGTCCTACAGAGATTGTTGCGTATGACAAGTTGGCTGGTGATTTTGCTGACCGTGACGCTGTTCTATTAACAGGTTCGACAGACAACGAGTTCTGCAAAGTGGCTTGGCAAACGGCTCACGCAGACTTGAAGAAGATCACACATCACCAGTTTGCCGATACACAACGATACAATAATGGAACTTATGAGAATCTTAGTCTAATTGAACAGTTGGGCGTGTTCTATGCTCCAGCAGGTGCCGCACTTCGTGCAACATTCATTGTTGACCCGGAGAACATTATTCAGCATGTTACTGTCAACAACTTGAACGTGGGCCGTAGCCCAGAAGAAACACTTCGTGTATTGGACGCATTGCAAACAGGTGAACTGTGTGCTTGCAACCGTACAGTTGGCGGTTCTACCCTGGGCTAAGAACCAACATGCTTGATTGCTTAATTATTGGAGACAGTATCGCAGTAGGCACACACCAGTTCAGACCTGAGTGCGTGGCCTACGCCAAGAGTGGTATTACTTCCTTGGGCTGGAACAAGCGGTACGGCAACCAAGACTTGTCAGCAGAGAGCGTGATCATCAGCCTGAGTACCAATGACTGGGAAAAGGCCGATACTTACGGCATGCTCATGAACATTCGAACCAAGATCAAGGGCAAGCGTGTGTTCTGGATTGAACCCAATCGTGAAAGCAAGTTTGAAGCGGCGCAGCATGTTCGCCGTGTGGCTGACCAGTTTGGAGACACTGTGATTGTAAACACCCGTTGGCAACCAGACAAGATTCACCCCAGCTGGGCAGGATATAAATCAATTGCGGAGAAAACAAAATGACAGCATGGGTAGACCAACTCAAGGAAACTATTCCTGACTATGCCAAAGATACCAAGCTCAACATTGACGCTGTGATCAAACGTTCGAGCTTGACGCCCGAGTTAGCCGAAGCCCTGGCGCTGAGTGCAGCATTTGCCACAGGTAACACCAAGCTGTGGACCTGGATTCACAGTGTACTAGCGGATCGCAAAGAAGCAGACGCTGCTCTAACTGCTGCTAGCATCATGGCACAAAACAACATCTGGTATCCTTATGTTGAGATGGCAGATGATCCTGCACTGTCTGGCTTGCCAGCACAGTTGCGTATGAATGCAATTGCCAGCCACGGTGGAACTACCAAAGCCAACTTTGAAGCCTACAGCCTGGCTGCATCAATTGTGGGCAAGTGCCACTTCTGCGTAAAAGCACACTACGAAACGCTGAAGACAGAAGGCTATACTGTAGAACAACTTCGTGACATTGGACGAATTGCTGCGGTAATTACTAGTGTGTCGCGTGTACTAAGTTCATGAGTTGACACAATATAATTTTTTTGCTATAATTCTTGCATACTTGTAAATAAAAGCATCAGGTAGAGGTGAATAATGGCTAACGAATTTGCTAAATTTAAAAACAGTCGACGCAGACACAAAGATGACATTGCCATTGCTAGACAGGTTAAAATTGCTCGACAGCATGGCATCGGATTTAACGATAAGCCCATAAAAGAACCGCATCGACTAGCCAAGCAACATGCTATGGACTGTGGTAATCCCAAGTGTGCACTGTGCGGTAATCCTAGACGCAACGCCTGGTACAAAAAAGACAGACTTACTGCTCAAGAGCGTAGACTGTTTCAAGACCTAGAACAAAAGAAAGATCAACATTCAAATGGAATTATTAAATAAAACTCAGAACGAAGCTGATCGCCGATTAGGCCTCAGCAGCGAAGAAGCAGTAGCTGCGGTAGAAAACAGATACGACCTTGTGTTAATTGCTAGCCGTAGGGCTCGAGAACTCAGCCGAGGAGATGCACCACGAGTAACATCACGACGCGGGCCTGTGGTCACAGCACTAATGGAGATCGAGGCCGGGATTGTTGGGAGAAAATATCTCTACAAAGAAATAGACATAAACCCACCGCGCCGACGCAGACCACTGTAACACTTTTGTAGTATTGACCAGAATCTCCTGATGTGCTATAATTGTGCATTAGGAGATTTTTTTATGCCTTGGATTGAAAACGTAGCTGCTGCTGATGTGCCCATGCGGTACCACCACGAAGCTGGCGAAAATAGCATGCTGATTCAGATCATGGACCCTGCGCCTAGCTGGTGGCCCGAGTCCACGCACAACTTTAAGGAAACTCATCGTTTTGAGTTCCTTGATGCCGAAGACAAAGATGGCTTCCCTGAAGAAGCCAAGATTTCGGATCAGCAAGCCGAAGAAATTGTGCGTCTATTGCAACATGCCTTAAATCAGCGCATGAACGTGGTGGTGCATTGCTTGGCAGGACTGTGCCGTTCAGGTGCTGTAGCAGAAGTTGGTGTTATGATGGGTTTCCAAGATTGTGAGCGCACCAGGATTCCAAATTTGCGTGTCAAGCAGAAGCTGATGCGGCAGTTGGGCTGGACTTACGACAGTGACAAAAAATCTTACGATCATGAAAATGATTAAAGGAATACAAAGATAGGTTGGGGGCGATGAACAAATTGATACGTGACGGAAAGGTTGCTGTGTTATGTTCGCCAGGGTTTGGTGCCGGCTGGTCAACCTGGAACACCGGCAAATATTCTGATATGCTGTTTGACGCTGGTATGGCAGATCTTGTGCTCAAGGGTGATGTTGAACAGATGCAGGCTTATGCACTTGTGAAGTGGCCTGATGCTTACCTAGGTGGTCTCAAAGACCTAACCGTGATTTGGGTCGACCAAGGCCAACTTATAAAGATAACCGAGTATGACGGTAGCGAAAGCATTGAATACCAGGACTCAGATGATTGGATAACTGTTTAAGGAGGGCATATGCCTGCTACATTTTTAGTTAGTGACACACACTTTGGCCATGCCGGTGTGTGTCGATTTACCCGTAACGATGGTGTTACAAAATTACGTCCGTGGGATAGTCCTGAGGAAATGGACGAGGCCATGATCAAGGCTTGGAACGAGCGTGTCAAGCCCACTGACAAGGTGTACCATTTAGGTGACGTTGTTATTAATCGAAAGGCGTTGAGTACTTTGGCTCGCTTGAACGGCGACAAGGTGTTGATTCGTGGCAACCACGACATTTTCCGTGACGAGGAATACCGCAGGTATTTTCGTGAGTTGCGGGCGTACCATGTGATGAACGGACTTATCTTGAGTCACATTCCGTTACATAGTGATAGCTTAGGTCGGTTTGGTACCAACATCCACGGACACACTCACGCAAATCGTGTTATGAAGGCACGTGGTGTAGATGCCAAGACTGGTACCGTGTTGTACAGTAACGATATCGATGTACGTTATCATTGCGTATGCGTGGAGCAAACTGATTTTGCCCCTATCTTGTTGGAAGATGTGTACAAGCGCATCGCCGACGAAGGTGGCGAAATTGGGTTTAGGAACGGAAACGGTGCTGTGGCTATGTAAATGTGCTAAATAAAAGCACAGGGGCCACAGTCCCGCTTTCGAAGGAAAAAATCCATGCAACCAATTAATTTAACCTGGGTATTAGCCCATGAACCATACGAAGTTTTTCACAAGGCAGCACGCCATTTTGCTCAAGAAGTAGCTGCTGAGACAAACGGACGTATCACTATTACTGTGTTAGATCTCCCAGACTACAATAAAGTAGCCGGTACACATCTAACCAGTCGCACTCCTGAACATCGCCAGGCTGTAATCGACGGTGTTAATTCAGGGCAGATGGATATGGCCACCACCTATGTAAACAACTTGGCGGCTATTAATCGTGATTTGTATGCATGGGGACTACCATATCTGTTTAGCAACGCAGACCAGGCACAAACCATGCTTGATGGTGAAATTGGTCAAGCATTGTTGGCTGGTGTTGCGGCACGTAGCAACATCAAGCCGTTAGCCTACACATTCTCCGGTGGCTTTCGCACAATGCCTAGTAATGTAGCAATCGAAACCATGGCTGACTTTCGTAATTTGAAAATCCGTTGTACTAATAATCCTGTCAGCATTGACATGTTCGAAAGCCTAAATGCCAAGGCTGTGACTATTCCTACTGAAGATTTTGGCTCTGCCTTGATATCTGGTGAAGTTGACAGTGGGGAAGCAACTTATCCACGTTTCTTCTTGTTGGGCTACGACAAGGCCAGCAAAGTAATCAACCATACTGAGCACAACTTGTTCCTAACCAGCATTGTTATCAATCAGACTGTTTGGAACAGCTTTGATGCTGAAACACAATCTATCTTTACTCGTGCAGCGCATAATGCGGCCTTGATGGAACGTGCAGAGAGCTTGGCCAGTGTTGGGCAAGTGCAACGTGAAGCGGCTGCGCTTGGTATTCCTACGGTGATTATGAACGACGCAGAAAAAGCCAAGTTAGCTGCTAGCTTTGCACCGCTGTACGACAAGTATCAAACTTGGTTTAGTCCGGGTGTAGTATCAGGGTTAAGAGGCCTGCATTGATCATCAACAAGAGTTTCTTTGACCAAGGTAAGCAAAATAGCAAATATCATTTTGATTACTCTAAGAAAGACGAAGCCGGCGAATGGTTCACAGTATGCGGAAAGTTCACTGGCTCTTGGGACTTAGAAGTCCAGGAACTTGTTTCATCAAGTAAAAAAATTAATTGGGAAAACATTGCCGGTGCAGCTAACAATGCATCAATGACCACGGCCCGAGAAGCTCGAATAAAAAGTCAAGAACTCGATATTGTGCGCGGAGGTGGCGATCCTAAAATGACCTTGGTTCAGGCGGACACTGATGTCTCTAGATATGCTATATTTGATAAGATGATTGAGTTTTTTGGCATGGAGCGAGTTACTGCTAGAGCTCATGTGCAAATGACTGGACAAGTGTTCAATTATCACATTGATGCTTATCCTCATTATGCAGACGCAGATCAGTCAAAGTTAAGAAGAATTATTGTGTGCTTAGAAGATTGGGAACCAGGACATTTTTATATCTATGGT